TTGTACTTCTAGTTTTTTTGAAAACAACACAGCAAACTTACTATTTGTTGAGAGTCGCGAAGTGCGCAAAGTGAGAATTATATGCATTTTTGAAATTAATGACGAAGAAATTTATATTTGATTATGAGTGAGATAAATGTATTTGAAATCCCTATCGGGAAACAAGCTCGCGAGGCTATGGATAAAATGAACGTGGGTACAACGGTTTTCGACACCGATGATATTGTACCAATAAAGATGCCTGACTCGGGTGCGCTTCGCGGTTACGTGCCGTGGGGAGATGATAATCTTCGCCCGAATGAGGTTTTGAAGCTGATAAGAAAAGACGAGGTGATGAGTCCGAATATGTTGTTCAACATACAGGCGGCATATGCCAATGGCTTAGTTTATACTACAAAAGATAAATCGGAGGTTACTGATCAGGAAATTCTTGATTTCTTTAAATTCAACAGACCAACTAAATATCTATTTGAGCAACAAACAGATATGAAGCACTTTTATTGGACTGTTTCGGTTCTGATATTGAGCGGTGACGGCAATAAAATTGTAAAACTTCGCCATAAAGATGCACTTTATTGCCGGTTGGAAACTTGTAATCCCAAAACGGGCGCACTGGAACATATATTTTATGGAAATTGGGAGAAAGGTGCGCCAAAACCTGAAAATAGAGAAGATATAGAGCTATTGGACGTCGACGACCCGCTAGGTGACTTGATGGTACGCATGGGAAAACTGGAGGATGAAACAGGAAAAAAAAGAACCATGACTAAGACTCGCAAGTTTGCCATGATAAACCGAATTCCTATACCAGGGAACAAGTATTATCCATTTCCGTATTATTGGTCGCTCTTCAACAGTGGTTGGTACGATGTGAAGCAATTAATCCCTGCAGGAAAAAAAGCAAAGTTTACAAATGGAATGGTTATGAAATTTCAGGTTGAAATTAATGACAAGTATTGGGATGTTCTTTTTGATCGTGAAAGCATTACTGATCCAGTAAAGAAAAATGAGCGCATGACGCTCGAAAAGGAAAATATAAAATCGTTTTTGACAGGAATTGTCAATGCAGGTAAAGTTTGGTTCTCTGGATTTTATGTTGATCCAGTTGGAAAAGAGCAATCGATGGTACGCATTAATGTAATCAACAACGAGAAAGAGGGTGGAGACTGGATTGAAGATACAGAGGAAGGTGCATCAATGGCTTGTTATGCTACAGGTAATAACCCGGGCATGATAGGCGTAACACCAGGCAAAAGTGCCGGACAAATGAACGGTAGCAATATCCGCGAACTCTTCACTATGAAACAAGGGCTCGAAAAATCGGTAAAAGACATTATACTAGAGCCTTATTTTGTAATAAAAAATTACAACGAATGGGATTTGGAAGTAGACATTCCATTTATGATGCTGACGACGCTCGACAAAAAAACCGATGCTGAAGAAATGAGCGAGAAAGAAATTACCAACCCAAAACCAGTAAAAAAATAAATAGTCATGATAATAACAACCATTGCGGATTTTATAAAATCCATACCAACAGCCACCGGAACCAAGTGGGATGCAATAGAATCATTTGTTACATCGGCAGATTTTGAAATCAAAACCATGTTGATTGGTTCTGATCTCTACAATTACATTGCAGCTCTGACTGGCACAACGGCATTGAAAACTACACTGCAAAATCTGATCGCTTTTACAGCGTATTCAAAAGCAATTCCGTTTGTTGACTTGATACAGACACCAACCGGTTTTGCGGTAGTGAATAATGCTAATCATGCTCCGGCAAGCAAAGAACGTGTGGAACGCTTGTTGAAGTGGTGTGATAAAGAAATTGATAAAAATACCGACTTGCTAATTATGCAAGTAGTTGACACGGCACAGGCATTGACAGAATGGAAGAAATTTAAACGCTTCAATAATTTTACAAATTGTCTATTCCTTACCGGAATTGATTTTGCCGGTTATGCAAAAACGGAAAACGGCAGCCGTGCCGATTTTCTGAAAGTAAAAGGAACTTTACTTGCCATTCAGAAAAATGATTTATCGGAAGCATTGAGCGCAAACTATGTGGCTGAACTGGTAACGCAAAATAGAAATAACACGCTCACAGAAAAGAACTTATTTGTGGTTGAGAGTTGCAAATTAGTTATGGCAAAATATGTAGAAAAAGAGGAGCATGAGGCTGAGGAACTACTCACTCAAATAGTGGTGATGATGGAAAAAACGCTTACCGATTATCCAGCCTATTCCGCCAGTGCTGAGTATGCACTTAAAAATATGCCAACATATCAGAACAAAGCAACTGATTCAACTTTCTTTTTTAATTGATATGAGCACAATCGACTTAACAGCACCGCGTAATTACGCAGAAATGACAGAAAAGCAAGTGCGCTATGTGGCTCACTTGCAAGTAAAAGGTAATAAAGAGGAATGGATATGGACAAAGTGCCTAATCCGATTCACCGGAATTAAACCCATTGGTGGAACTTCCGAAGTCTATTATTTTGCAAAAAAGCACCTGAAGGGATTTTTTTCGTTGACAATAGAAGAAACGTTTGATTTTTCCAAAAAGCTTGATTTTGTGACAAAGAGATACGTGGGCATTCGCCCAATGGCTAAGATTGGAAAGTACAGACCTTGTGACGAACAAATGAGTGACACTACTTTTCTTCAGTATGTGGATGCTGAGAACTTTTACCAAGAGTTTATTTTTACGAAAAATGTAGATGCGCTGCATAATTTAATGGCAACACTTTTTCAGTTGCCTGGCGAAAAATACAGCAACGATTTGAGTAAAAAACACATTAAGCGCATGAAAAGATGTCCTGAAGTGGAAAAACTAATGGTTGTAATGTGGTTTATCGGCATTAAGGAGTATTTCTCCGATAAATACAAGTTCCTTTTCCAGCGTGTAGATGCTGATGAAGATGAACCAACAACGGCACCTGATATGCTAGGCATTGTTCACAATCAACTAAGAATGCTAACCGCTGGAGATATTACCAAAGAAGAAAAAGTGTTGGCTTCGCCTACATGGAGCGCACTTGCGGAATTGGATGATCAGTGCCTAGAAGCAAAGGAAATGGAATAAGCAACTAGTCGGCAGTAGGTAGTAAATAGTAAATGAATAAATAGTAAATGAATATATGTGGAACGCAGTAACATACTTCGAAAATCTAAATAATACCTTGAAACTGACAAAAGGGAAATATACTTTTTGTCGAGTTACCGGGATAAATTATTTAGAAGATGTCCTTTCAAATTTAGCAAGCTCGGATGCTTTCCTTGCTGTTGATGATACCGACGATGGAGTGACCATTGAGAAGGGAGGTGGTTACTTTGACCGCCGATCTATAGTTGTGTATGTTTTGAAGAAATACGATTTCAATAATCAGATCGATCGGGAAACGAAAACAAACGAAACCCGCCTGATTCGCAAAAAACTGTTGGCAAAACTGATTAAAGATTCCAGTTCTGTGGACGGCTTGATGTTCCTGGACAAAACCCGATTTCCTTATCACGAAGTTCCCGGCATGTTTGCCGCCGGAACGTGCGGGATTTACTTTATTGCGACCCTGAATGAGCCTGTAGAATTGATCCACGATGACAACGACTACGAATAAAAATGAGTACTACCGTGCCTGGGCTAAGATGATGGTCACCATTTGGCAGGATAAAATTGCAGCCCTGAAGGTGCGCGACACCGGTGAGTTATTCAGCTCATTTATGACGGAAGTAGTAGCTCAGAGCGGTGGAGATATTGATAAGATTACCTTTTCATATCTGTATTACGGTAGGATGGTAGATATGGGCGTAAGGAGAGGGGTAAAGATGGAGGATTCAGGTAAAAAGGGAAAGCCCTGGTATAATAAGGCCTGGTATCATTCAATAAAAGTAATGACGGAAAAGCGAGCCGAGCTGTACGGCGAAGAATTCCAACTGATAATTATGGAGGCACTCAATTTCTGAGTGTCTTTTTTTTTGCCTTCTCATTCCGGTTTATTTGTATCAAAAATAAGGAAGTATGACACTTTTAGAACAATTAGCAGTTGCACGAACTATAAAAAACGCTACCGGACCCGAAGAAAATACACGCGTTCGGCTTGGTGGATTATTCGAAGAAATAATCAACTATATGTCATCAATGCTGATAAGCACTGTATCACCTTATCAAGTGTACCTCGACACTACCGAAGATGATCCGGTGATGACTGTAGAGGAGTGGTTGGCTTCGCTGGAAGGAACTGATGGTCGTGGAATTGTTTCAATTATTCTTACAAACACTGTAGGGTTAATCAAAACCTACACTATAACCTACACTGATGAAACCACATCGACCTTTGATGTTACCAATGGATCAAATGGACAGCCGGGTGCTAATGGACGTGGAATTACTTCAATTACACTGA